AGTGAGCGTGACGCGAGCCAGTGGAACGTCGCCAGCCGTCAGGACCGCATCGGGCTGGGCGGGGGCACCCTCGGCTCCCACACGGCGTGTGACCGTACCGTCCGCGGCGACCACAACGATGTCGTTGCGCTCCTCGCCAGCACCGGCAGGAATCGTGAAGCCTGCGAGGGCTACGACAGCGGCGACGGTGTTTCCCCGTCCCTGATGGGAGTAGCAGTCACCACCGATGGCGATCTGGACCGTCAGGTCCGCTACGCCTTGGGCCTCGACCAGCAACTCACCGACCGTACCGACCACCATCCCGCGGCCAGCAGCTGCGGTCGGTACTGCGACGGACGTGTCCATCGCGACCTGGGCAGAGCGGGCACGCATCAGCGCGTCCATCTTGAGCCAGGGCCAAATCAGGTCAGCGAACTTGGCTCGGGATCCGGCGTCGGCGGCGAAGGCCGAAGCGGCGAAAGCCGAGTCGGTGAAGGTGTTGTCCATGGAGTTGGCGGCGAACTTGTCCAGAGCCGTGGCGGCGTTGAAGAACCCAGTCTCCATCAGCGCCCGACCGATGGCCGTGTTCCCCAGGAAGCTGGCGACGAACTTGGCCCTGCTCGCGTCGTCAGCAGCGAACAGCCCGTCCGCGAACTTGGCCACGACGGCGTTGACGAAGTACCCGTCAGCCATCTTGGCGCGACCAGCTGCGGCGGCGGTCAGGATACCGTCCTGCAGCTCGCTCGTACCGACGACCTGCTGGCTGGTCAGTTCAGGGTAGACCCGGATGCGTCCACCGAGAGCGGCAGTCGCCTGCAGCTCGACTACCGCGACCTCTTGAGACCGCGCATCGGCGTTGGTCGGGGCAGTGCTGGTCAGCGTGCCTGCGGTCTCGGAGACGAACAGCTTGGTATCCTCGGCCCATGCGGCGGTGTTCACGCCGATGATGACACCAACACCGTAGGCCAGGCCGGACCCACCCGTGGGGATGTCCTCGGCCAGAATCAGCTGACAGGGACGACCGGAGACGTCCGCGTCGGCCAGGCCAAGCTCGGGAAGCCCACCGGCATCGGAACTGGCGATGTAGATGGGCACACCCGCGAGCAGGTCACCACCCGTGTTGTTGGCCACGACGATGGGCACCTGGCCGGTGGTGATGGCTTCCAACAGGTATTCGAAATACGCCGTGAGCCCGGTGCGGAATCCGCGCATGGAGGACAGCCCGTCGATCAGACGAACGAACTCCTGCTGCATTTCTTCGGTCCAGCCAGTAATCCCTGTATCGGTGGGCATTTCCTACGATCTCCCGTCCCGGTCATATGTGGGGCTGAGGGTCGCCGGGACATCTCGGCTCAGCCAGGGGTAGTGAATTCCAGGGTTGCACAGCGGCAGTCAGCCAGCAAAGCATCACCTCACAGGACTCACTCCTCGGACGGGACGAGCAGCTGGCGATACGGCATGTAGGTGTCTACCTGCGGATCCACCCGCCTCCAGAGCCCTGGACGGTTCCCACGATAGACGCTGGAAAGGTCGGTGCCGCCTGAGGCATTGTCGTTCTGCCCGATGTAGATCCGGCATCCATCGGACGCGATACAGAGCGGCGTGTGGTCCGTTCCGCCAACGGTTTTCTTGAATCCCCAGATGCGTTCGATGATGTTCCGCTTGTGCATGGCGAATACGAAATCGTCGTCCGCTCCAGCGCCTGTGGCAATCGCTGCATAGACGTAGGATTGATCCACGGCGACCCCGTACACATCCGTGGTGAATACCTCGGTGTCGATGAGCGCACCGGTCAAGAGGCTTCTGCGGGTCAGGTCCGTGCGGGCTGCAACGTAAACGTAGTGACCGTCCGACGCGATGACGCCATTGTCTGGTACCGCGTTTGGAAGGATGACGCCCCAGATCTGGACACCCGTCAGGGCGTCCGCAGCCTGCATGTGGATTCCACCGAGGCCCGCCGCACCCGCGAAGAATGCTCGTGTTCCGTCACAGTCAGCCGCTTCCAAATTCGCGCCGTTGTGAGCGAGTGTCCAAACCGTAGCCGCAGGCCCAGCAATAGGCAGAGCCCCGGCAGCATTACCACCAACATCGTCCGCAGCAAAGTAGACGTAACGTCCGTCCGTGCAGATGTCATTGACGGGGGCTGTCCAGTCGAAAACCCACTGGCTCGTACCGGCACGATTCCAGCACTCAATGAGGTTACCGTAGGCTGCGATGACGTAGGTGCCGTCCGTGACAACTCGTACGTTCGCGGCAGCAAGCCCTGTCTGGGTGTAGGTCTGGAGCAGCGTTCCGATGTCTCGGTCATAGGCGCGCACGGTGTTGACGGTGGTCGTCGCAATCAAGACCCGTTCCCCATCCACGTCCACGCTCACCACCGTTTGAGCAGGGAGCGACAACGTATCCTTCTCCGTACCAGGCTGCTGGTCCAGATCGTGTTCATCCACGATGCACGTCTCGCCAACCACCAGGGCACGCGAAGTCACGCTGCCGCCAATGGCGACGTCAGGCGAGTCGTACCGGGCAGCGCCACCAGCGAAGTTGACTAGCCACTCGTAGACTGTGTTCTGGAGCCAGTTATCCTCGCCCGCAGGCGGAACATCGAACCCATCAGTCAGCCAACCAGATGCCTTCCGTCCAGCGATTGGTTCTACGATGACACCAGCGGTCGCCCACTCGGGGAGTCTCACAGGGGGATCGGCCATTGTTCATTCCTCCAGCGGTTAGACGTTGCGCGCCCACCGCCCGATCTCGTAGGGTTCAGCCTCGTCGTCTTCGAAGAATCCGAACCAGCCAGAGTAGATCTCGATTAATTCCATGCCCACGCCAGCGGGCTTGACAGACTCCATGATGCGACGTACTCGACGCCGGTATAGCTCCCGCATGGGGTCTCCCCGCCACACGTACAACGTGAATCCTGCTGGGTACAACGGGTTGTACCGATACTGGAGAGCTGGGCCCGTCAGCTGGATCCATATCGCAATGAGCTCCTCGATGGAGTCGTCGCAGATATTGGCCATGACACGGGCTCGAATGATGCGCCTGTACTCGTCGTCCGTCAGCGACCAGCGAGCCTCCCCAACCAGCTCCCCCAGCTTGTCCAGGGCGTCTCCCTCGGCCAGTTCCAAGACTCGTCCCTGGTAGACGTTCCACCACTCGTCCTCGGCTATCTGGGCGACCTGTCCAATGGTCTCCGTGAGGGCACGTAAGCGAGGCGAATTGCGGAACTGTGATAACAGCTCACGCAGGGCAACTGCTCGGTGATTCGGGATGTGGACCACTCGCGCGGTCGGTTCGCCGTCTACAGGCACATCAGCCTCCTCACACGATGGTCACGATGCCAAGCAATACCAGCTCCCCGACGTTAGGGACGACCGAGGTCGGTCCACCGAAAAGCGTGGTGCACTGAGCTATCCCGTCGATAGATGCTGCTAGGGCATTGATGTCCAGGTCATAGACCGCCTCCCCGACCGTGAGCTGGTCAAAGTACGCCGTAATGAGGTCCTCCAGCGCCTGGTCCACGTCAGCCAGGACGTACCCGGAATCCAGTATCAAAGTGCAGTCCACAGCAGCCGTGATGGTCGTGGCCCAATCGAACGCCACGGTGTGCTCGAATCCATCCCCGCCCGTCGCTGTTCCCGTCACGTCGGTTCCGTAGGGCTGCACACCCGCGGTCAGCTTGGTGTAGATCGCCTCGATGATCTCCTGCTGCTGCGTCACGCCCAAGGTATTGGGCCAGATCATCGCGTTGGAGCAGTTCGCCGGGAGTAGCTTGCCCTGGATCACCTGGGCGAACGCCTGGTCGTTGTCAATGACGCTGGCACTAATCACGAAGTCCAACGCGAGAATGGCCGCTCGGATGGCTCCCGTGGACCCGGCCCCAGCTACCTGGAGGGATGCTGCCCGCTTGATCCGTAGAGCGGCGTCTGTCTCCCGAGCCTCGCCCTCTACAGCAACAGCCGGGTTGGTCACAGCCGTGACGCCAGATACCGGCGTGACGATGGTCGTGATGGTCCCGGCCCCAGCATCCGTCGCGCCGGTCTCCTCGGCTCTCGCCTCGATGTCCACGGTTAGGATGGTCCCGATTACGTCGTCCACTGTGGTCAACCAACGAGCCCTCCCGTCAGCCCCTCCACCCTCGCACAGCGTACCCGCGGGGACTGAAGCACCGGATGTACCCGTAAACCGCATCGTGACCGTGGAGTAGGTGGCCCCGTCCCGCTCGACGCCAACCAGGGCGCACAGCGTATCCAGCTGAACTCCCGTAGCGTTGTTCACGTCCATCGCGTCATAGACAGCCTGGACCAGCTCGTCAATGTCAGCGACTCGCTCGGACAGGATCACAGCGAAGATCCCCTCGATAGCGTCCCGGTCCCAATCCACGTTCGATGGGAGACCAGCGGCGAGTAGCCTGGCCTCGTAGTCACCCTGAAACAGCTTCAGCCACTCGGCGGCAGTCCTCGGGGTGTACCCGTCAGCAGTCATTCCATAGGTCATCTTAGGCTCCTGTCAGCATCACGATGACGTAGGGCAGGCTATTGCCCGTCAGCGTACGTGCACCGAGAGGATACGCCTGAAGCGTGATCTCCCCCTCGTAGGTCTCGATTCTGCCAGAGCACGCCACCTCCCTGGTAACGGCGTTGAAAGTCGCTGTCCAGCTCTCGGGGACCACCCGAACAACCTCGTCCACAGATTCGATTTCCACCCTGATGGAGTCCCCAATGGCTACCGCATCCACGGGCTTTTTCTGGCTCCAGCCCTGGTAGTCGAGCCCTTGCGTGCGGTCGTAGACCCACTCACCGAGCAGGGTCTGAACTCGGATCTGGACCTTTTGACCGATACGCTCCAGGCCGGTGGCATACCGCGGTCGTTCCTCGATGTCCCAGGTGTTCGGGTCCAAGTATGTGGCGATGGTCATTTAGCTTTCACCTTCGTTGCTCCGGTGATAGTGGGCCAGCCGCCTGCGGTGAGCACTCCGAGAGCGGCTTTCAGGGCACCACCACCGTCATTCGGGACGACAATCCAGGCGTTAAACACCGCTGCCAGTGCGTCCAATTGACCTTGTACGTCCGGCTCCAGGGCCACCTTGTCCGTCGCTGTGGAGTCCCCGAGGAGCACGTCCGTCGCGCCGTACAGCACGGTGGCGGTCGCGTGGTAGGCATCAGCTGGCAACGGGTCGTCTGCTCCACGCCCACCTGGCACGAACACCGCATCCCCGTAGTCGTGGCGCCTGGTGTCCCGTGGATCACAGTCCGCAGCCCCCGTCTTGCGCCATTCGTCCGTGGACCTCTCAGCCCACATCAGTTGCCCCTGGTCACCGGGCACCATGCCCAGCGTGAGAGCCCCACCAGACGCGCCAGGCCATACGACCGCCACGTTGGGTATGGGAGGTGGGACATACGTCTCCAGGTCTCCCGTGAACGTGTTACGGCGTCGGAACCGCACGATCGGCTGGACCATCGCCAGCTG